GCAAGCGCAGAAACCATCTACAATAATTTAGGCAAAGTCTGCGCCGCCGCCGGAATCACCGTGGTTGATCTGCATGGGCTACGCCACAGCTTTGCATCTCTGGCCTACCACTTGCAAATTCCGGAAATGATCGCCGCCGAAATCGGCGGGTGGAGCGACTTGTCCACCATGCACAATATCTACACGCACCTCGCCCGGAAAGATATTGCCAAACGCTCCAGCGACTTCTGTGACTACTTCACCGCCGAAGCGATGAAAAAGCGCAAATTGGCAACGGGATTGGAAATGAAAAATAAAAGTTGCTAGTGCCACAACAGTTTTTGGAATTTATTTATGGGGTTCGATTCCCCTCGGCTCCACCACACCCAAAAAGCCCTAGAAACTTGTTCTAGGGCTTTTTTATTGCTTTATCAGCTATATTCCCGCGTTCTCCGAACTATTATACGGGAAAATATTACCGCAGATTTTAATATTTTTCCGCGTGCGGTACGTTTTTGTGGTGCAAATTGGCAACGGATTGGCAACGGAATTTTGCCGCTCATTCTCTGAGCCGCCGCATAATCGCCGCGTATTCTTTGGGGTATATCAGCCGAATGCACTCCATGTGTTCGTCCATCACTTCTAATAGCCGTTTCATTCCCGCTGAATTTGCGGCAATTGCAAACTCGCTCCCGGATATTTCGCCATTTTGTGGCGCAGGAGCGGAGGAATACAGGCTTACGGGGGAAATATCAGCAGAGCGGGAATATTCCGGGAACATGTGATCTAGAATGGTATAGCACGAGGCCATTAACTGGCATGTTGCCGCCGTCGGGCGCTTCACTGCTTTACATTCTTCGATTGTTTCCAGCAAATCCCGCTCCGCTAACATTTTTTAATCCTCCATACAACGGACGGCCTTTTCTAGAGCCTCTCGTGTCCGGCTATCCGGCGCTTCATCAATCATGCGCCGCAGTTTATCCACCATATCTTCCTTAGCGTCTGCGCGGCTGTAGCGCCCCATGCTATCACGTTTACGGCCTCGATAGCTCACGCCGTCCCGGTAATCGGCTCTATAGCCATCCCGTCCATAGTTGCCCATAGCGTACCAGTCCCCGGCGTTACTGTATCCTTCGCCCATCATGATCTTATCCAGATTCTTCATGGTGTGCGTCAGTTTGTCCACGGTTTCCAGATCACCGGCGGACAGTTCGCCTTTTTCGGCGATTTCGTCCAGCTCCCGGCAAAGTGTATCTCTCAGCTGTTCCCAGTGCTTCATAATTTCACCTCCTAGGCCACGCGCTCAATCATCAGATTGGCGTTGGCAACATCGATTGCCTGTGCGGAGACATTGCGCACGGATAACGCTACGCAGCACCCACGGGGAACATCCACAAACGCGGAGGTTGCCACGTTGAATGCGTCTCCCACGGCGGCGGGTGTTGCCGTCGCCGTAGTGGTGGGAAGCGCTTCACCGCCCAGCGCCAGCGCTACGCTGATAGCCCCAGCGGTTCCGCCGGTAGGCACGGAGATGTTTCCCACGAAAAGCACGCGATACCGCGCGATCGGGGAACATCCATTGCAAATGCCCCGAAGTGTCACCAGTCCAGCGCCTTCACGGTGAACAACATACCCCCGCCCGCATTTCACCGGCGCATCGGTAAACAGCACGTTTTGTCCGGCGGGCACCGCCTGGACAGCGTTCGCAGTAAGTTCAACCGCCATGCTAGTCCCTCCTTACGCTACACTCCCGCAGCCGTAGCCGTTACCGTAGCAGCAGTTGGGATTCTGCACCTGATAAGCGGGAACAGGGCGGGGATTGTAGTACGCGAACTGGTTCTCCACATAGCCCTTGATCGTGAGATTCTGGGCATTCTGGGAAGCGGCCAGCTGCGCCATAAAGAGCTGCTGATTCTGATCGGCGATTTTCTGATCTTTCGCCGCCAGCTCCTGGGCAGTCAAGCGCTGGTCGATGGAGCGGAAACCGCAGTTCATGGCATCGATGATATCACGGGTGGTGTTCTGGATGGTGTTCCGGGTGTCGCAGCTCTGGGTAGCCATGTTGTAATTTACGCCCTGGATAGCGGCGCGGTTTTCGCAGCAGCACTCCTGATTTGCCATCTGCATCTGGAAAAGCTGCTGCATCAAGGCAGCCTGCTGATTGCACCGGGAAAGCTCCGCTGCCTGGAAACCGTTGCTGATATTCTGGTTCACGCCTGCAAACCCATTGAGCATACCGGTATTCATGGCATAGAAGCCGTCGCAAATGCCGTTGTTCACGCTGTCAATTTTCCGCTCGATGTTGGAAAAATCGGACGCGAGAACATACCCGTCCACCACGCCAGCGCCGGAACCACGGCCGCCAAAGCCTCCGCCCCAGCCGTTGCCGCCCCAGCCAAAGAAGCCAAAGATCAGGAAAATGATGATCCATGCAGACCAATCACCGCCCCAGCCTCCGCCATAGCCGCCGTTGTTGCCATCGGTGACAGCTCTGATATCAGCGGGGGTCATTTCGCTTGCTGTAATACTCATTTTGTTCTCCTTTCAAAAGATGAAAAATATAACAAAATCTGGCCAGATTATTGTTTACCTTCTAGGCGCTCCGAAGCCGAACATGCCCCGGAATTGCTCAAACTGCCCCTGCATCTGCTGTGCCATTTGTTGGGCTTGGTTAAGCTGCTGCTGGTTTACGCGCCCGCTCTGTACAAGCTGATTAAGCAGTTGCTGCGGGTCTTGCCCCCTCATCTGCTGCATAAATTGGGGAAAATGGGAAATCATCTGCATAGGATTAGGCATCATTGCGTTTTACCTCCGCTTTCTTGGCATCGCGTTTTCCCTCCGTCAGCTGGTTCAGCCGTTCCTCTACAGCGGAAAGCCGCTGCTCAAATCCTGCGCTGACTGCCTCCGGGGTAGCTCCTGCGTCCCGGATTTTGTATTCATACGCTACAATCGGCATTGGTCGCCCTTGCGCGTCCGTCCGCTTTTCGTAGAATACAGGCTTATTGCTGTCCCAGAGCCGCACAAATCCGTTTGCCGTGACGATAAACGCCTCCGCCGCAGATTCCGAAGCTACCCAAATTCGGTCATCAAGGGGCGGCTGTTGGGGTTGTGCGGGCATCTGCGGTTGCCCGATGGGCATTTGCGGCTGGAAATAGTTGGGCTGAAAATAGCCGGATTGGTAGTTGGGCTGCATATAAGGATTTGCCATCATTCACGCCTCCAAAAATAGATAGGATTTTCGTCCATTGAGTTCCAAGTATCGTACAAAACGCCGTTTACCACGGCAACAACGTGGTTTTTCAGCGCGACAACGTAAATCCCGTCAGGGTATTCCCGGATAAAATCGCCTACGGTGTAGCAATCCGGGCATTCCGCCGGGATTGCCGCCCGCCTGAATCCGTGCCGCCGTAACACCGCGCCCCATACGTTATTCGCGCTAGGCATATCGCATTGAGTCAGCCCCTCGCTGGCCAGCTCAACGTATGATTGATACCAGTCGATTCCCAGAGCCTTTGCCACAGCTCTTACTGCGCAATCGCCGACTTTCGCGGCGCGGGGATTTGGATTATAGCTTTGAAATTCAGCCATAGGAAACGCCCCCTTCCTGCCTATAGAATAACAAAAAAGTCGGTAGGGAAACTCTCGTTTCCCTACCGACTTACAATCACATATCCTTCAAAAAGCTATCAGAAGTCTATGTTTTTTGGGAGTATGTAGCTATACTCCTGCACACTGTTATAGGAGTTTTTCAACTTCCTAATGTACCTATCTAATGTGGCAAGGGACATGCCGTAAGCGTGGCACTGCTGTACACGGCTCCATCCGGCGGCTCGGGTGCGGATGATCTTTTCCTCCAGCGGCGTAAGAATCGCCAGAGAACAGAACTCATCCAGAATCACCCGATTCCATCGGACTTTATCCACTTATCACATCAGTCCTCCTTGGGGGAACTGTAAGTTCTTGCCAGTTTGCTGTCAGCGATACCGGCGGTGGTGGGGTCGTTCACAACGCCCAGAATCACCAGCAGGGCAAACACGGCGTTCACCACGGCCAGCAGCTTGTCGCCGATCTCGCCCAAGTCCAGCGTAAAGCCGAACAGGGCGGCTACCGTCTGCACCAGCAGAAGCAGCGCGGGAATCGCGGCCAGCCAGAAGTTCTTGTTCTTGATACGTACAATCCAGTTAATCATTTTGTTTTCCTCCTTTAATTATGCAGCGGAAGTTTCCGCACTTCCTCCATTACACGTTTTGCAGAGCCGTTGCCTCCGGCCTCTGCATATGGCGCATAAAGATAATCGTTCAGATTCTCGTACTCATCACTGGTGATATACCCGCGCTCCACGTACTTCATTCCGAGAAATACGATTCTATCATGCGCGATTCCCACCAGCAGGCGAGTGCTTGCGCTTTTCTTTGTCCGGCGGGCATCCAGATAGCTCCAGAAGCCCGCCGACCCGATCAGCGTGATTAGAATCGTAACGGCAGTTTTTACCAATTCGTGCATCTCGTTCCTTCTTTCTCAGCCATTCCAACGGCTGTACTTCCCGTTGTCCTCGTGAATCCCCCATCCGTACAGCCCCAGACCGCCCCTCCCGGGGATTTTCTCGGCCTGTACCTCCTGCGCTATGGCATACAGCTTCTCCGGGGAGATAGCCCCTGAGAGGTCTACGGCCTGTCCAGTGGTGTGTAGGGAGTTGGATACCCCGCCCACCTCGGCGTTGTGCCGCTTGCACCGCACACCGGAATTTACATTCAGGGGAACCCCCGCCCGACGGCGTATCTCATCCGCCATGCGGACGGTTTCCTCTGCGGGTTCTGCGGGGAATCCGTTGCAGTATTTCCCGCCGCACTGGCACCGGAACTCCTCCCGGGTAAAGTACCGGATATCGTCCCAGAATGTTCCCGTCTTCGGCGCGTCGCTGCCCTCCGGCTTCTCCACCTTTACCGCCGTCCCGGCAATGGCACCTATGAGCATTTTCTGGGTAGCCGCACCCGGTATCCCGTCCACGGTAAGCCCGTAGTCAGCCTGAAACGCCCGAATTGCCCCTTGGGTGTTCCTGCCATCAACGCCGTCAATCGAGCCGGGAGAATAGCCCAGATAGGTCAGAAGGCATTGAATTTGCTTTACCGTCATACGTTCACCTCTTCCCAGCCCTGAGGGTATGCGGACGGCGACCATACATTATTGTCCATCGTTGAACGGTATACTTTACCGCCTTCCATGCAGCAGTCGTCCTTATTATAGGGGCTGGTAGACATAGCGACGAACGGCAACGCTTTCGCTGGGTCGGTGCTCCAAGCAAACCCCCACTGTGCGGGAAGTTCCTCCGGCTCCTGGGTGTAGATAGTGCTGTCATAGGGCTGCACCAGTCGTACCACACGGCCAGCAGATGATTGACACACAAACCCGGCCTTGCGCTCCAGCATGTTTTTGTTTGCGGCAGCAGCCTTGAAACTGGGAATGTTGCTATCCGCCGCGTTCAGTTCGGTGCCTGTCATGTCCGGGGCTTTCTCCTGCAATGCAAGCGCGTTCGCCCGCCCCTGAGCATACATGATGCTTTTTCTTTCCTCTTGTGTCACAGACTGTCAACCCCTTTCTTGTAGGCTTCATCCAGCTCTTTCAGCTGTTCCTCGCCGCCGCTGGCCTTCATTTCCGCGATTTTCGCAAGGATAGCGTTTTTACGTTCTTCGATGGTCATGCGTTCACCCCCAGAGCAGTTTCGATTTCAGATAATGCGGCTTCGTACTCGGCGTTCTTTTTCAGTGCCTCCTCCAGTGGGGTGAGGATTTCCACCCCATCCCGGTAGAATTTGCCGCCGCTATAGGTATCGCCAATAGCCACAGGGCGGTCTGCGGGGTTGATAATGGTATCCGTTTCTGGCTGGGAATCGGAGCACCATAGCATGTTGGTTATAGTGCCGTTTTCGATAAGTGCCATTGATCTTGCCATTACGCAGCCCCCCTTGCATTGCGAATCACCACGATGCCAGATGCTCCAGGATTTTTCGAGGTAGATGGGTCATCTGTCGATCTTCCGTCTGCTCCATTGCCACTGTTAGCCACCGTGGGATTGGTTTTATCGCCATTACCACCGGACGCATACAGGCGACCATTTGTCTCCCCGAATTCTCTAGTAGTAGTTCCTTGGCCAGTTCCAGCAACGCCATATTTAGGCGCGGTCCCATTGCCGCCATCTGTTCCGCCCGTACCGTCTGTGGCACCACCTCCGGAACCACCACTACCACCATTTTCCCAACCCTTGGACGCACCATAAGCACTTGTTCCGCCGGATGCTGACAGGCCGAATGCATTAGTGGTGCCCGTATTACTACCAATCGTGATGGTATATGCCGTTCCAACGGTCACAGATATATTTTTCTGCGTTTTGGTGTGCCCGCCTCCACCACCAGCACCGTGCATTTGGATATTCGAGTCCGGGTTCCAATTCCTAGCTCCACCATCTCCTCCTCCCCCAACGAGGAAGACGTCGATACCGTTTTCCGCACCATTGAGGTTGGTAAACGTCAGTGTGCCAGAGGTGAGGAAACGGATTTTCCAATTGCCCTGAGATACGGTGATAGGCTCGTCGGAATCGTTGACGATTTCGTAGTCGCCGGTGTAAGTAAATTCGGGGATAGTGCTGAACGAAATTGCCACGTTGTACTCCGTCGTGACCACAACATTCTTTTGGGCAGTCTTGCCGTCGCCGGTGATTGTAACTGTCCACGTCCCGCTTGCAAGCCCCTTGAAGACCACCACACCGCTCGTGCCGGAGTTCTTGGTTTTTGCCTTGCCGTCCTTGGAAACAGTCACGGTGACGTTCGCCGGGGCTGTGACGGTAAGGGTGCCGCCGGAACCGCCGCCACCGGTGTTTACTCTGCCAATCATGCGCTTACACCGCCTTTCCAGCAAATAATGGTGGGAATTGTAATTGCCGATTCAGGGGCGCTTGCAGCATACAGATACACACCGCCGTTGTAGGTAGCCGCAACAGGGGCAAAATTGCCTTCAATTGCGTCTGCCACGCCAAGAATCACTTCCGGAATCATGGAGTTCAGCACCCCCGTCAGCGCGATCGCCGCGCGGAATGGATAATCCTGATATGTAGAATCAGCCACAAACGCGGATACCGGCACGCTGATGTTCGTGAACAGGAGCTTTTTCAGCTCCACCGCCGTACCGGCTTCCAGGTCTGCCAGCTCCCGGTTGATGGAATCCAGAACCGATGTGGCTTGTGCCGTGGTATCATCAAGCACATCTTTTACTTGTGCCTGCGTTTCCTGCAAAAGTGTGGAAAACTGACTTTGCATTGTGCTGGTATCAATGCCCACCTTTTCCGTCACCAGCCCGCACACCGAAGCGTCAAGCCGCTCATCCGTAATCATGGAAGCGGTGATAGCGGTTGTACCGGCTGCAACGGAAATCCGCGCAAGGCTGATCTGCCGGATTGTGCTGTTGTTTGTCAGTGCCGGGGCTGCTGCCTTCCCGGATTTTGCGCCTTTCAAGATTTTCACTTCCGGATAGTCCACGTAGTTTGTGGTTTTCCACTCCACGATTACGCGATCAATCCGATTCAGAACGCCGTCTGCCGCGTCAACGGCAAGCTGCAATTTGGCACCATCGACGGATTCATTATCAATCCACCACACAATGCCGTTCCTGCCGGAATTTGCCATCCATCCAGTCCCGTCGGAGACTTCCACCGCCATTCCGGGCGTGGGAAGCGCCTGAACGGATGCATTGCTACCAGCGGCAAAAACGCCGGATGTGCGGCCATGATGCCAGCGCATAACGTCTTCTGCGCCTATATATGTATCTTGGTTATTCGGGAAACTTTTGATATTAGCCATTTAATTTCATTGCCCCCAATGCTGTGAGAATAGGGTCGCCCAGGATAACTTCTGTCCGGGCTTTGTTGCTGTCCAAGGTGTACTTAATGCCCGTAATCCGGGCGCTGAACGATACCCCGAACCGGGCAGATACGCACGATACAATGTCCCCCAGAGCGTAATACTTGCCCAGGTCTTCCGGGTCGATGGATACGGAAAAGGACTTCCGTCGGATTCGCTTTCCCAGCTCCATCTGTCCATAAGCACGCGCACGGGCTTTGCAATCAGCCTCAGATTCGTCATTTTCCTGCCGAACGGCTGTTTTGAACCACACTTCCCGGCGATTGTCCCCGGTTGCGTCGCCGACGATTTCAACGAATGTGTTATCCTCTCCGCTAAGGCTTCCCTGCACATAGGCCACATTACAGAGGGTGGAATCGTCGTCGTTGATCACAAGGTCTTTTGCGCTTCCCTGTTCCTCCGAAAAGACAATAGCGTGAATGCCAGCCGTCAGGTCGCGCCCCTTGTAGAGGCGGAAAGTGTGTGTCATATCGTCGGGGTTCCACTCCATTGTGTGGCCTATGCCTTTTTCCTCAAGAAACGGGATGATCTCATCCAGCAAATTCCCGCCAATGAAAACATTGTCCGTTTTATCGGTCATCCCGGTTGCCTGTGCAACTTGAATCCTTGCCATTCCCCGGAGATTATCGCTAATCAGCTTGTACACGCCCGTCTCGATAGTTGTCATGTGGTATTCCGATGCAATGATGCGCTTATTCAAAAGCCAGTTCGCGGTGTATCCATTCGCCGTTATGCGGTTCGTGGTCGTGTCAATCTTTGTGTTTTCTATCACAAATGTTACGTTTCTGCTCGTATCATACAGGAGATTGCCGACTTTCAGCACGTTAATGTTGTAGTCGCTTACCGGCGCAACCAGTATCAGCTTTCCGATATCGTTGTAGTAAATATTCATGATAACACTGATTGCGTGCCGGATTTCGTACCGTGTGGAAAAGTCCTCTTTATAGATTTCAAAGCTCATAGCGAAATCCCCACGATCTCCGTTGCGAAATCAATATCCACCTGCAAATTCGCAAGCCCGCTTGTCGCTTCCGGCTTCAACACATTATCCCCAACTTCCAGCTGAAACAAAGTGCTTTTCAGGCTCAACGCGCCCCGGCAATCTCCGTCGACGGATGACGTTACAGTTGTCCGATCGTGTGTGATCTCTACAACCAGCCGCTCCCCGCTGACGATAGTTTTATTTATCAGCAGGAATTTCCCCGTCGCGGCGTTGGTGATTTTCGGATTTTCCACATCACCGCTTGCCGAAAGAGTAGCAGTAAACGGGACGGGAACCTGGCCGCGATTCTCCACATTGATAAATTTCGCCTCAAACAGCTGGCCGAAACGATACGGCCTTGAAATGTTCCATGGGAATTTGAATAGCTTTTGAATGCCGGACAACGTTACCGCTGCGGAATCGTCCTTGCACCAATACGGATACGCCGCCAAAAGGGAAAACTGGAACTGCGCGCCCCATTGTTTCGCCTCAATGTTGGGCGTCGCCGTAGGCCAAACATTCAGATAGTAATCATCCGCATATAGCTTCCCGGAAATATCGGGGCGGATGACGGAAAGCAGCTTTTCTTTATTCGCTGCCTGTCCGTCTCCCACCAGATACCCGTTGATATTCACGGGCCGGGGCTGAACGTTTTTGCTCTGAATTGTCGCGCCCGTCTGGTTGATGCCCTTCGCCTGGGACAGGGATACCGTTACCGTATCAATGCCCGTGGGCTTGTTGATAAGATATCCACCGGCATAATCAAAGGTAACGCTATCCCCGTTTTCGTTCACGTAGCGGAACAATTTGCTTAAATTGTTGAAGTTCTTCAAATCGTCCACCTCGCTTGTGTGAAATAAGCCTCTGTGGCTGCTGCCAGCTCCACTTCGGATTGCACAGGAGAATTAATATTCTGGATAATTGTCACGCCGCGTCCACCACCAGCAAAGCCCACTCCGTCGTAGTCCGCCCCGCCAGACGCACCAGCCGATTTTCCAGCCCTATATGCTCGCGCTTCCTCGGCGGTGAGAACTTTTTCCCCCTTATGGAGGCGTACCAGATAATCGTCGTATGGTACATAATCAAGGCCGCTCTTTGCTCCGGGAACGTTGCTCCCTTTGATATTGGCCTTTATCGTGAGCGTGTAGTTGGCAAAGCTATTTGTCAGCCGTGATTTCATCTGGGAAGCAAGGGAATCCAGCTTGTCCAGAACTCCCGGCGTGCTGCTGTCGATACCGGCAACCAGGCCACTCATGGTATTGGTTGCCGCCTCTGTGGCCGCCGCCTCTTGGTCAAGATCTCCGACCTTTTCCACGTAGCTGTCTGCGGCTTCCTGCATACGAGCGTTCACATTCTCCACCGCCAACGCCAATCCATCAGAAGTTTCGGTTCCTGCGGCCTCATATGCAGAAACATTATCCATAAGCTCCGCAAATTTTCTGCTCAGGCCATCGGTACCACCAGACATATCTTCAAGTTCTTCACGCACTCCCGCAAGGAATCCGGCCTTTTCCCCATCACTCATGGATGCAAGATACTTGCCTAGCCCATCAATGCTAACGCCTGCGAGGTCTGCTTTTTCACGAATGAACGCAAAATCTTCGTCAATCTGCTGGAGAACTTCGGTATTACCGTGCAAATTCCCCATGAGGCCATCCCACGACATTTTCACAACTTCTATTTGGGAAGTAAACGCAGAACCAACATCATGCAGCCCGTTATAGATGCTGGTATAGGTATTCTGGTAATCCTCCAAAATGGACTGTGCGGCGGCCGCATATTCCTCAGAAGCAGCCTTTATCACATTTGCTGGCTTTGCCGCTTCCTCGGCGGCAGCCTGCTCCTGCGCTTCCAAATCGGCAAGATTCTGCTTCGCCTGCTTTATGGCTTCGGATAATCTCTCCATCTCGACGGTGTCGCCGCTGAAACCAGCATCAGACGAGAACATTTCCAGCCTGGCTTTTGAAGCTTCCTCGTACTGCTGCTCAAGCTCTTCTACCTTTGCGCGTGCTTCTTCTACCGTCTGCGGCTCTCCGGCTAACTCTTTGACGAAATCCTTGTGCGCCTTGGTTGCCTTGCCGATGCCAATCGCCAGAGCCGCAACAGCAGCGGCAATCAAGCCAATGGGGTTCGCGTTTATAGCCGTATTCCATGCATACTGCGCCGCAGTCGCAAGGGAAATCTTCCCGGTGAGTACACCAACGGCGATTTCACTGACGGAAAATACACCATTCAGCGTGGCTTCCGCGACCGCCGCTTTCCCGCTTTCCGCTGTGAAGAACGCAAGCGCCGAAGCATTTGCCGTGAATATCGTGGCGATATTTGCAATGGCTTTCCCGGCCATATTCACCCCGATTGCAGTACCGGCAACGGTTGCGGCGGTTGCCGCGAACTCAAACGCCGTGACGAGAAGGTCAATAGCGCTATTCGTTTCCCGGAGATACGAAATAGCTTCTGCCGTGGCCGTTCCAACACCGGTAACGATTTGCTGTACACGGGGTATAATGTTCCTTCCGGCTGTAAATACGCTGTCCACAAAGTCCTTGGTAAGTCCTTCCATGTCGGCGCTGCTGTCAGCCATGCCGGTAGCCAGATTTTGCCATGCTGCTTTCATGGATGCCGTGGAACCCTCGATGGTGCCCGCCGCTTCGTTCGCCGCATACCCCGCAAGCCCCTGCATTTCGATATAGTCCACAAGGGCAGCTTGGCAGTCAGCTAGATTGTCGATGGTGTAGGCGGTGGCCTTGCCGTTTTCTGCGTTCCACTCGTTCACCTTATCAATCAGCTGCTGGAATCCCTCTTTTGTGGGGGCAATACCCAACTGCAAATTGTCCAGCATGGTGTAGTTGGATTTCATGATGCCGTTAAAGGCATTTTGTACGGCTTCTTGGGTGTTTCCGGTTGCCGCCACAACGTCGGCTTCGGCGGTGATAACTTTGTCGGCAAGTTCGGCGGCGGCCTGCACATTGCCGCCAAGGGCGGTTTTCAGGCCGGTAGCAAATCCATTCACCTGCTGCAAATAGTCGTTCTGGCTCATTTGCACGGTCTTGTAGGCGTTTCTCGCTTTCTCCGCCACAAAATCGTAAGCGTCGCCGAACATCAGCTGTGCGCCACCGGCTAACTGCTCATACCGCGCATAACTGGTGTAGGCCGCTTTTCCAACGTCTGCAACTACCCCTGCAAGCTTCTTTACTCCGGCAATAATCGCGCCACTGGCAAGGTTGGCTTTCAGAACGTCGGCGAATGTGCTTGTTTTGTTTTCAGAATCCTTTAGTTTACGCTCATATTCATCTGTATCCAGCGAAATCGTCGCAAACAGTTCAAATACATTAGCCGCCATCCTGCCCACCGCCTTTCGTCACCAGTTTCAGTCCGGCATTTTTCATCACATCCGCCACGATATCCTCCGCAGACCGGATTTCTTCCGGCTTCGGGCTGATAATATCCTCATATCCGATAGATAGATACAATCGCTCATCACGCCCCGCTGTGTTTTGCGTTATCATCTGGATACCGTCGGTAATGTAGCGCCGAAGAATTTCGCGTTCGCATTGCTTTTTCAACTCCATGGGAAGAATGGAGAGGTACGCCCTCGCCCGTACTCTGGGGAGGGCGCACAGTGCGCTGATTATTCGCTCTGCTCCCCACGCCCCCACGATTTGAAAAAACTCAGCAGTTCCTTATCGTTGGAAAGCTCCTTGATCTGCCAGAGCGTCGCCATGGTACTCTGTGCGGCCACTTCCTCAATGCTCTTTTCGCCCATGATGGACAAAATAGCATAAATGTCGGCGCGGTGCGTTTTCAGCAGCAACGGAACAACGGTGGTAATCCTCTGCGCACCAATCAGCATAACGCCGACTTTTGTGGAGTTTTTCTTGTCCACCGGCTTGCCAATGGCGTTCATGATTTCCTCATCAGAAACGAGATTCACGATGTGCGGGGTGATCTCGCACAGCACGTCCAGGCACTCGTCCGTGCCAAGTTGCGATAATTTTCTCATGCTTAGCCTCCTACAGCGTAGCGGATTCGGCCTCTCCGGCCTTTACGTAAATCTCGAAAGGCGGTGTATCCTGTGCCGTAATGGAATAATGGCCGGTAAACTCGAATGCGAACTGGCCTTTGCTCTTGTCACCGGTTTTCAGCTGGAAACCGCCAGTAGAAAGGCCGTTCA